GAGACCGGTTCGCCAGGATCTACAGCAGCGAGGAAGTACACAGAGACAGAGGCGGCGGCGGAATTGGGAGTTTCGCGGCAGACCCTAAGCCTGTGGCGACGGAAGGGTATTGGGCCCGATTCTATACGATTAGGCCCACGCTCGATCCGTTATTCAGCGGAGGCTTTGGCGGCATACACGCAAAGTTGCACGCAAAAAGGTGCGATACCGGCTCAACCGAAGCCAAAGGAGCGGGAATGAACCCCGACCAGGGACGGGCAGCGGAAACCCGGCCAAAACGAACCAAAGGAATGTCGTGGGGACAAATGAAGTGGAAGGAAAGGATGGACAAAGTGAGACAGGACGACAAGGAGCAGACGGCGTTAGGGTCGGCCTACTTCGCGGCGCGGGAGGCCGAGGCGGCTGAAGCGAAGCGAGCCAGGCAGGAGCGGGAGCTGGAAGAGCAAAAGGCCGAAAACCTGGCGGCCATGGCAAAGTGGCAAGCGAGCCGCACGGCTTCGCCGGCGGATCCGGAGCCGGCAGAGCCGAACTATGGAGGCTCGGACACGCCCGCCGCCCTCGAATTCATGGCTAACTACAGGCGTCAGCAAGAGTTTCAGACCACGGCGATGGCCGCTCTCGACGAGGCCGAGGCTGAGTGGAGCGCGGCGAAGAGGTTGACCAGGGCGAGTGTGGAGACGGCGGCGGTGAGGGCGAGTGTGGAGAGGGCAAGCGAAGCGGAGATGATGGACGAGGTGATGACGCTGAGGGCGGAGGCGCAGGCATTGGTGGACAAGGCAAGCGCGCTGAGGGCGGAGGCCCATTCGGCCTGGATGGCGGAGCAGGCGGTAAGGGCACGGATCAAGGCGGTCGAAGCGGAGGCGAAGGCAGCCGCATGGCCGGCGAAGAGGGCGGCGATGGAGGCTAAGGACGACGTAAGGTTGTTGAAAGCGAAAGAGGCGACGGCAAGAGAGGCGTGTATGGCGGCGCGGGCGGCGCTCAAGGCATTTGGGTGATCTCCTCCATGATGAGAGAACCACGATGAGGATGGTGGATCTTCGGATTCCGGCGGCGCTGTTCGCGCTGGGCCGCGGTAGCGTGCGCGACATCGAAGAGCACCTGGCGCGGCATGACGTTCCGGCGCCGGGCCACGAGGCGATGGCGGCGCACCTGGGGCGGCTGGAGGAGTCGAGGTGGGTGAGTTGGCGGATGGGGGATACGATCGCGGGGTACCGGACGGAGAAGGGACCAGTGCCGCGGGTCTACAGTCTGAGTGAGGCGGGGCTGAAGGCGTACTGCTTGGCGCGGATGAACTATCTCAAGCTGCTGGGCGTCAAGTTCGATACGCAAGGGCTGAGCATCCAGCCGGAGGGCGCTGAACGGGTGGCGCGCCCGCCGTTCCGGAAGAGCCTTATCAGGCGGGGCCGACGAGCTGCCGCGCCAACTCAGTAGGCTACAGGCCGGGTGCTACGCACCTGTGACCGCGTGTCCTGGCGCGGCGGGCCGTCATCTCCCCACACGCGCACCTGGGCTTGATGCGGCTACGTGGCCGGCCACCGCGCCCCCCGCTCCTGGTCTTACGCATCGCGGCGGCGCGGCGGCGGATCTCGGACAGATCCTCGGGGGAGATCATCGCGGCGGCGTCGACGGCAACACTCCGGGGGCCAACTCGCCCTCCCGAGCCGTGGCGGTTCCGGGTCTCGGTACCCAATCGAAAGACTGGGCCATCACGTCGAGATCGCGGTCGCCCCGAGTCGCATCCATTAGTGCCTCGCATTCGCGGCGATCCGATCCATACACCGTGATCGCGACTTGGCCCGTCTCCGGGTCGTGGGCGGTCAGTAGATGACCGCGCTGATACAGCTTACCGATCTCTCTTTCATTCATTTCGTCTCCTTCTATTCAGCCCGGCGGACCGCCGCGTTGTGAACTTCGACCGCTCTGATGAGATCGGCCTCATACTTGAGGAAAGCCTGCTGTCTCCGCTCTTCCTGTTCCCGCATCTCCCGGCGCGCCTCATCAGAGACGCCCGGTTGCTTCATCTGGCATTTTGGGCAGAGGCCCCGATACCACTCGTGATCCGGGTACCAGACATGCTGGTTCCGGTCAAAACATCGTAGTTTCATTTCGGCTCCTTTTTCAGCGCATCCCTACATCGGAGGGAAGGGAGCGTTGCTCCGACGCCCGTGCGGGCGTTTCGTCCCTTGCTCCAGGGACTCATCGGGGAGTGAGTGCTACCGTCCCTCCATTTCCCTTCGGACCTTCTCACGCAGGTCCGAAGTCCATGCTCGTCGCTCGACCACGAGCGCCCAAAAGCGCTCACTAGACTGCGCCCATTGCAAGGCCAGGCTGGCTTCGCGCACCAGCCCCTGTGCTTTTTCCAGGGCGATCTGCGCCCGGCCCGCCGGGAGTTGCGCGGTGGCGTCGGCGATCTTGCCGTCACACCACAACTGCTCCACCATTTTGGCGTACTCGTCACATGCCGTGTCGATGCCTTTTTCTGTCGCCCAGTTCCAGGGCGACTGCCAAGCGGCGGTCCCGAACTGCCCGCCGATACTGGCGAGATAAGTTTCAGTCATATTCATGTTGCTCCTTTTTCAGCTTTTTTCTTTTTCGTTGCGAGCGTCGCTGCCGGGTTACTTAGCCCATAGCTCAATCTCCGCTTCCGGGTTTTTTGGGGCGGTCTTGCGACCAGCCCCTGAATTGCCTGATTGCTCACCCCTCGCTCGTCCGCGAGGTCCTGAAGGGTAGCTCCCTCCTCCAGGCGGCGCAGAATACGCCGCTTGCGGCTGTACTTGGCGTGCTGTCTGCGCCGCCTGGCCAAGTACATGGGCTCCTCCGCTTCGCGCCGCTTTCGCGCGGCTACTGTGGCCGCGCTCTTGCACGCCGCGCAGATATAATTTTTGCCGGCCGCGCCGCAGCGCGAGCATCGATCCGGTCTCTTATCTCGTGCCATCGTCCAGTTCCGCCGCGTGGACGACGGAACTGGCGATGGCGCGTTACTTGAGGCCGGCGAGGAGCTGGTTTGCCAACGCCACGCGCCGCTGCACACCTGTCATGCGGGCGGGGAGCTTGTCGGCCAGCGTATTGAGAGACTTGCCCAGCTCCACCACGATCTCATCCAGATCGTACTCTGCATTGACCTCGGCGTCCGTGACGAGGCGGATGCTGCCAACGGCGCGAACGGGATCGGCGTAACCTGCACGCGCAGCTTTCTGGCGCATCTCATCCATCCAATGGTCGCCATCCACGGCGACGATGCCGTCGCCACAGGACCAACCGCAGGGAGCGCCCTGCCAGTTGGACCAGGTCCCCGTGCGCTCGATTCTCAGCCACTCTACCGTCTCCAGCAGGTAGAGACGGTCGCCCGTATTATCGCCCTCGTACTGCGATGTGTTGGGCTGCGCAAACCCGTCCCATACCTTGAGCGCCTTGACTCGGTGGCCGTCATGCTCGTAGTAATAGTCGCGCTCCTGCGACCAGTTTGAGCCGTCGCCGCGCTTAGTCCAGCCGATGCGGACGTGGCCGTTTTGCTTGGCGAGGGTCGCATACGTTTCGCGGATCGCCTTGAGCGCCTCGATTTCCGTGGCGCTGGCTATTGTATTAAGGTTGTCGAGGTTTGCGATGACTTGGGCGTCAATCGCGGGGAGGGTGATAGTTACTTCGTTCATGGTCCGTAGACCTCCTTTTTGGCCCCGTGGGGCGGCTTGCTTGCATCTCTATATTCTCGCATTTGCTGCCTACTGTCAATGACAAAAAGCAACAAAATGCTTAGATGTATCAATTTTAATGTTCCAGGTCATCCCCGCGCCACAGCGCCGACCCGAACTTGCCCCCAGACATTCCCCTTGAGACCAGCTACGCTCGCCTGGTCCAACCATCCTCCAGCCAATCTTCCAGCCCATCGCTCAAACTCTACCCGCGAAACCACCATCTTATACCTCGTCCATCTGGGAGGCTGGGAGGAAAATGGAGGAACCGGGATGTCTGTATCTCTCTGATAGTGCTTGGCTTAGCTATCTACTATCCATATTATCCATATATAGACATATATATATTAATGTAATGTGTGTAGTGTGTAAGCAATAGATAGGTGGGGGTAGGTAGTGGGGTGTATAAATATAGTATATAAATTGTAGGGTACAATAGGAAAACCTGTCGGGAGTGGGAGATCCGGGAGTGGAAGTTTGGAGTCCTACGTGCTCGTAAAAATGCCCACTTGCGCTCCGATATTCGAGAGGGTGAAAATGGAGCCAAATGCCACTGAAGGGAGCCTGCAAGGTTTGTGTTCACCCAGACATCGTTTTTATTAACCGGCAGCTCCTCGACCCGACAATTTCAATACGCCAAGTTTCCCAGCATTACAAATTCTCGACAACGACAACGCTGAAACATAAGACAAGCTGTATACCTCATGCCTTGGCACGCATTGAGCGCAGCGCCCTTACGAATGCCGTCCTGGCCCTAAAAGGAGCCCTGGTAGCAAAGCAGCAGCGCCTGGAGGCCATCGACGACGCGTTCGCGCGCCTACGACGTGTGTGGGACGAACGAGCGGCCGACCCAGAGCTGCAAAACGTCCCCGGCGGGAAGACCGGCATCGTGGTTAAGAGGCTGAAAGCATTGGGCGGCGGCCAGCACATGCAGATCGTCGAGGAGTACGAGATCGACACCGATTCCATTGACCAATACCGTCGTCTCGTCGAGCACGCCGCCAAGGAGATGGGCGACTTCGGGGCGAAAGATCAGGTCAACGGGCACGGAGTGAGCTTGGTTTTCATCCCTCACGCGCCGCCAGGTGCGTCCCAGCGAGCGCCGGAAGCCATGCGGACCATCGACGCGGCGCCGCATCACGTCAAGGCGCTGGAGGCGAGCGCACCGCCGGCAGAAATGCCTATCGAGGACGTTCCGGAGGACATCATCGAGGGGTGATGGTCGGCGGAAAGTCACGGAAACATACATTATCGTGATTGATCGAGCGGTCTAACAGGACGGTCGGACGGGAGCGGCGGGCGAGCTGGGCCAGCGCGGGCTGGGCGGAGGAGCGGTGGCCGGGAGCTGAGACGGCGAGGCAGGCCGGGCGAAGTTCAAGCCCCCCCCCATGGCACCTTCTGGCGCTCGGGTCCCTCGGGCCTCCCCTTCAGTGCCATTCCCAGTTGCACACAAACGGACATTGGGAGTTTAATACCTGGAAGTCCTAAATAGGGCTGCCATATTTCCCGTGAAAGGGGTCAGTCCCAGTCGGGAAGATCGACGGTCTGGCCGGCGAGGGAGTGCCAGCAGTCGGAAAGGAACCGAATTTTTCCATCGGTGACGAAGGAGTGACAGCGGGAGGTTGGATCGTGTTGGTTGCAGAGGAGGGAAGGGTAGAAGGTAGGGTTGTCGAAGGAGCGGTTCCAGGACCATCCAGTTCCGCCTGGAGCATCAACCTCAAAGGGGTGGCCGTATTGGCAGCCTGGGCAATGGAAGACGTAGAGTTTACCGTTTCTTGGCCCGGTATTTCCATCGCCCATGTAATGGATCTTTGAATTCGGCATGGGTCGGCTAGGAGGCGAGGGCTTGGACGAGGCTAATGAGTTTGGGGCGATCGCAGAGGCCGGGGCAGGACTTGCGGGTGAATATTTCGCGATGGAAGATGAGGTGATCGTGGTCGATGGGGATGGAGTACTTGCGGCAGAGCGAGGAGATGAGCGAGGCGGAGGCGGCGTACATGGGCTCGGGCCAGGTGGAGGTGGCGGTGCCTTCGTGTTCGATGGCGAGGGACCAGAAGTTGGGGTTGGCGGTTTGCTGGTGGGCGAGGGTGGCGGGGGCGTTGTGGGAGACGACGCCGGCGTGGAAGGCGCGATCGGAGTCTTGGACGTATTGGTGGATGGCGCCGGAGAGGCCGATGCCGTAGTGGGCGGAGGTGGGGTTTAGGGGGCGGGGCTTCTGGAACCAGGCGCCGGTGCCTGAGAGGGAGCCGTCCATGACGTGGAGGACGATGGCGAGGATGGGTTGGTGGGCGCGGCCGGTGGCGAAGTTGGAGGGGTGGGCGGGGACCTGGGTGATGAACATCTGGTGGCAGTATACAACACCGTCAGTCTCGAAACTATGATGGCACTTGCGTCTCGAAATGGAAGGGAGTAGTGTGGAAACAAGAACCTTCCTTTCCACGAGAGGAGGTACCTTTGGGCGAGACGAGTGGGGCTACCATCTGGCCCCACTCGCAACAAGGAGAAGAACAGGAGCAACATGGAGAAGATCAGCGGCTACATTGAGAATTTGAAAGACGATGCGGGGTTCAACGGATCGACGGCGGAGCGGCGGGAGCGGTTGACGATGGTGCAGATGATGCTGGCGGACAAGGAGATGGAGATAGCGGGGATGCTGCGCGGGGAGAAGGAGAAGGGGATTGCGGGACAGTTGGCGGCTGCGGATTTCGCGCAGGCGCTAGACGGGGCGGAGTCGAAGGCAAGGGCAGTGGCGGCGGTGATGGTTCCGAGTGCGGCGGGCACGGCGGAGTTTGCGCAGGCGCTGGACGAGGTAGAGTCGCAGCTCAAGCACTACCGCTACGCGGGGGACCCTACGTTCACGAGACTCTGACCGGCGAGCAGGGACAAGCCGTAGCCAGTGGCCAACGCACCGAAGATCCTGACTCCACGGCAGATGGTGGAGAAGTACGGGAACCCGCATCTGTTCAAGATCCAGGGGAGGGACGGGACGCTTGCTTGGGAAGCGCAGGCGGGCATGCAGGAGCGGCTGTTCCAGCTTTCCGAGACGGGGCCGCCGGAAACGCAGGCCGACGAGATCCTGATTGGCGGAATACGCGGACCCGGGAAGTCCGCTGGACTCTTGGCATGGCTGTCGGTGCCGGTGTGGAACCCGAAGTACGTGGGGTTGCTCGTAAGGTATTCGGCAGAGGCGATGAAGGAAACGATCGAGGAGGCGTGGGATCTCTACCGGAAGATGGGAGCGAGGAAGCGGGCGCGGCCGACGGAGTTTCACTTTCCGAGCGAATGGGCTGGTGGGGCGATCATCTACACGGGGCACTTCAAGGACGAGCGATCGCTTGAGGATGTGCGCGGGCATCAGTATCAGCGTATTGGGATTGAGGAGCTGTGCCAGATCCCGTCGTTCTCGATGTACACGCAGCTTGCGGGGGCGAACAGAACGACGATAGAGGGGTTGCCGGCGAAGGTCTGCTCGACGGCAAACCCGGACGGACCGGGAAATTGTGTTCCATACGGGGATGTTCTGACCCCTGGCGGATGGAAGCCGATCGAGTCGTTTGTTGTGGGCGACCCGGTTTATACGGTCTTGGCGGATGGAAGCCTACAGGAGACGACGGTCGATCAGGTTCACCAAAGTTGGCACGACGGCGATATCTGTTCGGTGAACATGCGCGGCTTCCACCTAGCCTGTACGCCGAATCACAGAGTAGCCAAGTTAAGGGGGACCAGGGACAATAAGCACGGCTTGTTCAGTTTGGTCCAGTTTAAGGAATTGCCGGGGCAAGCGCAGATTCTGAGAACCGTAAAGTGGCAAGGTAGCAGACCGTCAAACTTCATCCTCCCGGCAAAGTTCGAGAAAACTCAAAAGAGAACGCCAACAGTCAAGCAGCCGGACGGGATGGACTCCAGAACGTTCTTCAGTTTCATGGGATGGTTTCTTTCGGAAGGCAACACGAACGTTAGAGACAAAGGGTTTGGAATTTCTCAAAAGAAGCCGGACGGAAAAGTAAAACTGCAAGCCGTGCTCGACGCGGCTGGATTTCATGGTGGTTGGCACGGAGGGATCTCGTTTGTCGTCTATTCGGAGAAGTGGTGGCAGTACTTACGCCAGTTTGGGAAGGCTGGCGATAAGCACGTCCCTACATGGATGAAGAATGCCGACCGCGAGCATTTAAAGTTGCTGTTTGAGGCTTTGATGGATGGCGACGGGCACATGCAAAGTTCGGAGACTTCCGGTAGCTACTACACAGTCTCAAAGAGACTTGCCGACGACGTGAGCGAAATCGCCGTGAAGCTTGGCTATCACGTGACGGGCATGAACCGGATACGCCAGCTATCAACAAACACTCAGTATTGCGTGTATTTCAAAGAGACCGGCGGTCCAGCGATCGAGTTTCAGACTGGCAATCACGTTTACGATGTTAAGACCTGCGTGAAACGCAAGCTGGCGGTGGTGAAGGAGAAGTATAGCGGGCCGGTGTACTGTATCGGGATTGAAGGGACCCACAGCTTTGTTATCAGGCAAAAATGCAGCGTTTGGGTAAGTGGCAATTCTTGGGTCAAGAAACACTTCATTGACGTATACTCCGGGGGGACGAAGATCGAGCCGGGAACGCCTTTCATCGACCCGGTGACGAAGCGGGTCCGGGTGTTCATCCGGGGCGTCGTTGGCGAGAACTTCGCGCTGCACAGCAAGGACCCTGGGTATTACGACCGTCTGCGGATGAACCCGCCGCACATCGTGAAGGCGTGGATCGACGGCGACTGGGATGCGAGCGCATCGCAGGTATTCGAGGAGTGGCGGCCGAACGGGCCGCTGCCGGCGGACCCGCCCGAGCCGGCGTGGGCGCGGCATGTGATTGCGAGCAGGCCGGTCGTTCCGTGGGCGCACAGGTGGGCATCGTGCGACTGGGGGTATTCGCACCACGCGGCTTGCCATTGGGCGGCGATCGGGGAGGATAAGCGGATCCATGTGACCGATGAGCTGGTGGCGCGCAAGCATGAGCCGGACCGGCTGGGGGCGGAATGGGCGAAGGTGACGGCGCCGATGCTGGAGGGAATGGAGCCGGAGCACCACATCACGCTCTACTTTTCGCACGAGGCGTTCAGGAATAAGACGACGAGCGAGCGGACGATCGGGGACATGTTCATGCTCGGGGTGGAGCGGATTCTGGGGCCTGGGTCCGTTTTTATGATGAGGCACACGGACGAAGAGAAACAGCTGAAGACGAAGAATCCGGAGGCGGCGCTGGAGCTGCTGCTCGCGAGGCGGCGGACGCTTGGGAAGCGGCTGCGGGTGACGATCCGGGTGAACAACCCCGATCGCGTGGCGGGGTTGGCCTACGCGCATACGCTGTTCCGGTGGAAGGTGCTGGAGGATCCGCCGAAAGCGGACATGGACTACGCGTATGCGCTGTTACAAGAGCCGAACGGGCATCTGAAGTTCGAGAAGTATATGCGGCTGTTCGACGCGGTTACGCCGGAGGTGTTGCCGGGCGTGGTGATCCACGACAGGTGCAAGGAGCTGATCGAGTGCATCCCGAAGTTGCAGCCGGACCCGGACAGGTTGGAAGATAATTTGAAGTTCCACGGGGACATGATGGCGGTGGGCGACGATCCATGGGAGTCGTTCCGGTCGCTGTGCATGGGCTTCAAGGACGTGGAGAACCGGAAGCCGGCGCGGGTGCTGTTCGCGGAGACGGTGCAGAAGTTCGTCAAGAGCGGGGACGACTTCAACACGGTCGTGCAGGTGGGACGGTTCACGGCGGCGAAACAGGCGCACGAGCGGAAACAATTGCAGGGGGACTTGTTTTTGGAGTACGCTTGCATTGATGAGATACGGAACGATTCGGATATATATTCAGAACCGGGGTAGGAGGTTTCATGTCACCAGCGATGTTCGGGCAAGGGCGTAGGGGTGGCGGCGGCCGGCCTGGCCAGAGACCGGGAGAAGGTTACGGGGGGGAGCAGCCGGAAGGCTTCACCGGGAACAACGTCGAGGGCGGACCGCCTCCGTATCAGCCTCGGCAGAGCCAGGACCAGCGGTTTCAGCGGCCGTTGCAGCCGCGCCAGTTCTCGAGACGAGCACGATGGATGCAGCAGGTGGGAGGAGGAGGGTTCCCCACGGCCGTGCAGCCGGACTACCGCCAGCAGCAACAGCAGGCCGCGCAGCAGGAGAGCTATCAAGCCTTGCGGGACAGGAATGCCGCTCCGGGAAGCCAATCTGCCACGGCGTCGGCGCAGGAGCCGGCTGCGATGCCGTCGGCGGTAGATCAGGAAGAGGGAGGGGGAAGGGAAGCGCCGCCGCTTGAGTCTGGAGGATTGGACCGGGGAGCGCCGGTGGCCGAGGCCATGCCGCCGAAGTCGATGGAGCCGATCGTGGCGAATGGCGGAGCTGGTGCCGCGCAGCCGCCGCCAAGCGGTGGAGTGCCGGCTGGATATTCATTCTTCAAGCCACAAGGCGGTGGAACTACGCCAACCGGCAGCGATGCGATGCGGCAGGATTACGAGGCCCAACGCTTCCAGCGGCAAACTCACGCGGCGAATGAGGGTGGCGGCGGTGCGTCGCCGCCCGCCAGGCCGGAGTGGATGGGACAGATAGTTGGTGGCGGTTCCAGCTTCGGAAACCGCGCGCCGGCGTTGCCCACCGCTTCTGTTTATGGCGGTGCGCCGCCACAGCAGAGCCAGGACCAGCGGTTTCAGCGAGGGCAGGATCAGGACCAGCAGTATCAGCATCGGGCACAGCAACAAGAGCAACAGATGCGCGCGAATCAGGTGAGACAATTAACGGCGGCGAACGGCGGTGCGCCGGTTGCTCCAAGTCCGTATAGCCCCATGATGGCGATGGGCAGCGCAGCAGAGCCACAGGGAAGCAAACAGCAGCAACCGGTTGCTCCCTCCAGCGCGAGTTGGGGAGCGCCGGCTCCGGCAACGCCGCCGAGTGCCAGACCAGCTTGGCATCAGCAGGTGGGTGGCAACAACAATTTGTTCAGCCGTCCGGCAGGAATGCAGCCGCTTGAAGAAGAGCCCGGTTCCTTCAAGAGCGCGAGACTAGGGAGCTAAAAATGTCACCAGCGATGTTCGGGAGAAACCGCAGACCGGGAATGGGCGGACCGCCAGCGCCGCCGCAAGCCCCTCCGCCGGAGGAGATGCCCGGCTCCGTCCCTTCGATGGAGGATGCCGCGGCGCCGCCGCCGGAGAAGAGCGCGGACCCGGCCGAGCAGTTCAAAGTCTCCAACCACTACCGCGACGAGAGCAAGACGTGCGGATCTTGCGACCACTTCGAGCAGGATGGCGGCCAATGCAAGCTCGGCAAGTTCACCACTTCCGAGGATGGCGGGTGCGACAAGCACGCGGGCTCGGGCGAGGGCGGCAACATGGACGACGAGGACACCGAGGCGACGGACAACCCGGACGAGGAACACCAGGAAGCGTAATGGCCGAACAAGAGGTCGTGGCGAGGCTGGAAGTCCCTGGGAAGGGAGTGTTCGAGCTGACAAAGATCAGCGAGCACGAGTATCAGTTGACGCGCGACGGCGACGAGATCGAGGGGATGTTGTTGCAGTCCGGCCGGCGGCCGAAACCGGCTGAGCTTGAAAACTTTCTGAAGTCCTACGCGGAGAAATTGTAAGGAGGCGCTTTGCTTCTATGGGTATTGCGAAAATTCGCATGGGTGCTCAATATGGAGCGACGGCTTGAGCGCACGGAAGACGATCGACGGACGCTTCAGGCTGAACTCACGGCGGCGCGTCACGAGAACGAGCGGCTACGGGAAGATCTGGAGAAAGCGATGGCGGCTGAGCGGGAAGCCTATCAGATGCAGTTGAACGTTCACCACCAGCAGCACAACGGGTGGATTCCATTCCCGAACGCGCGGCACATGCCGGAGACGCTGTACGCGAAGCCCAGCTCCGGCCCGATCGACGAGGGTTTCACGCGCGCCGACGAGCTGATTCAGGAAGAGATGACGGCTTCATACGCGGATTTCATGGAAGGGGCGCTGAAGTAACAGCCATGTTGATTCAGAAAGGTCTCGACCTGAGCAGCCGGAAATCGGCGCTCGCGGCGCTGTCGGAGGGACTGAAAAAGGTCTATGAGGAAGACCTCGACCGGCCGATCGAGATTCCACGCGTCGAGCAGATCTGCCTCGCCGAGAAATATTACCTGTACTACCAGGGCAAGCAGTACTTGGTCCCAAAGGCGGACTGGGGCAACCGAACGATGGGTTGGAAGGTGCTCACGGGGCCTCAAAATGCTCGCAAAAACATGAGGTTCGCGAGCGTCTACAACATCATCTACTCCGACGGCATCAAGTATCAGGCAGTGGTGTCACAAAAACCCCAAAATGTTAAGTGCGTGGCCGACGATCCGCACGACGAGGAGGCAAAGGCCGCGGTCCTGATTGCGGATGTGGCTGCGAAGTACCTGCACCAGCAGTGGAAGATCAAGGGGGTCGCCAAGGATCTCTCTTTTCACCAGTGGGTGACCGGGCCGGCCTTCCTCAGGCCGCGCTACGTCGCCAACGGGCCCCGCTACGGGTGGCAGGAAGAGCCGCAGTGGACCTCCGAGACGATCACCGAGCCAGCGGGCTTCCGGTGTCCGGATTGCGGCGAGAAATCGGCGTCTCAGCAGTGTTCCGGCTGCGGAATGCCGATTCCACCGCAGAATTTCGAGCCTCCGGCTCAGATCGAGGTTCCGGTCGAGGGCGAGCCGAAGCGCTACGCCAAGGGCGGCGTGGAACTCGACATCTTTTCGAGCCTGTATGTCACCGTTCCGTTCAAGGCGCGGGAGATCGAGGAGTGCGCCTGGCTGAGACTCGCCACTTTCGACCAGAAATGGCAGGTACGCGCCCAGCATAGCGACAAGATCGACGATCTGGATAGCGTTGGTCTCCCAACCGACAACTCCGACATGGCCGCGCTCGAGGCGATCGAGGAAATTGAGGCGCCAAACGGCTCCGGCGTCAAGAATCGCGACGATACGGTGCTGAACGAGGAGCGGTGGATCACTCCGGAGGTCTACTACGCGTTTCCGCTGTCGATTCGCAAGGCCCTGCTCGCCCAGTTTCCGAACGGAGTAAAAACGACCCGGATCGGGGAACAATTCATCGACGTGCAGGCGGCTGCTTTGATCGACGACTGGGACGTATGCAAAACAGGGACCGGAGAGCAGATCGTTTCCCCGCCGCTATCCTCCTACCTGATCGAGCCGCAGAACGACATCAACAACTTGATCAACATGGCCAAGGAAACCGTTCTGAGGGGCATCCCGCGGACGCTTGTTCATTCCAACTTACTCGATGATGAAGCTTGGCAGCAGAAGGCCATGGTTGGCGAACTGATCAAGGTGTTGCCGACGGAAGATCTCGACAAGAAGGTCAAGCAGCTTCACGGCGCGAACTTTCCAGAGCAGCTTCTCCCGCTCTGGCAAGGGATGAGGACGTTCACGCAGGAGACGGACGGTATTCAGCCGGTATTGTTCGGCGGCGGGCAGGGATTCACCACTTGGCGTCAGGCGGCGCAGGCGAAAAACATGGCGCTCATGCAGCTCCAGCCGTCCTCTGACGAGATCAACGCGTGCGTGGCGCGCGGAACACGCAAGGGGATTCGCGTCCTGAAAAAGATGGGAACCGGGAAGCTTTCGGCGCCCGCCGATAAGCCGAACTCGTTCAATCACAAGGAAGCAATAGATGTTTCCTCGATCAAGATGGAAGGTTGGCACATTGAGCCGGTCGAAACCATGCCGTTCTCATTCGGCGAGAAAGTTCAGGTGATCGGCGAGTTGGCGAAGGAGAATCCGAACCTCGCTGTTGCGGTCGGTCTCAACCACCCCAACAACATTTCCGAGGTACAGCAGATGTTCGGCATCGATACGCTGTACGCTCCGGGCGAGAACGAGCGCGAGGCCGCTCTGGCGCGCATTCAGCAGCTTCTTCAGGAGACGGCGAGCGACGACATCGACCCGATGACGGGGAAGCCGATACGGGTATCGTCGCGGCCGGTGCGGCCGTTTGAAGACAACAACCATGCCCTCATCACCGAGATCTTCCGGACCTGGTGCAACTCGGATTCCGGGCGCAAGGCCGAGCAGGAGAATCCTGGGGGCTACGAGAATGTCACGCTGCACGGGCAGGAACAGCAACAGGCTGGAATGGCGGCGATGATGCCGCCGCAGGGCGGCCCTCCTCCTTCGGACGGGCAGGCGGTCGCTGGATCAGCGGCGGGAGGCCCTTCCCCGGAAAGCACGCTCGCTCCGGTAGATGCAACGACCACCGGCCCGATTCCCCCTGTTGACAACGAGGGCTAGCTTGGCGCAGTATTGAAACGATACGTATAGTTTTTAAACACTATGGCACCATCTGGAGACACTGGGACATTCGGCACGAGCGGAGTTGGGGACGGGCTGGATAGCGTTTTCAGCAGCGCTGGCGAGGGTGTCGACGTCGCGGACGAATCGACAGGGACGGAGGCAACCACCGATGTTTCCGAAGAAACCGCCGACGGTACGGATGGGGCGGAGGGAACCGAAGAGGCATCCGAGCCCCAAGAAGGCGATGCGGAGAGTGCCGAAGAGGAGACCGCGGAAGGAGAAGTTGCCGCTCCGGCCCTGAAGCCGGTCAAAGATCAGCCCAAGGATCTTCCCGCTGGCGTAACGCTCGTTGCCGACAAGACCGGGCAGTACTACCAAGTTCCCCTCGAAAGCGGGAAACAGTTCTTTGCCGCCGCGACCCAGATGGAAAGGGCCCGCGAGATTTTCGGGGAAGACATCACGCCCGAGCTTCTGGAGGCGCGTCAAAGGGACGCCGACGTGATCGAGGACATGACGATCCAGTTCCGCTCCTGCGATCGCGCCCAAACGGACGAATTGGTCAACCTGTTCTTCAAGCACGCCGATGCGTCGATGAAGAATGGATGGACGGGCGGCGATCCGATGGAGTCGTTCACGGTTTCGCTGCTCAACGGGTTGAACGATCTTCGCCCCGACATCATGCAGTCGATGGAGGACAACCTCCTCGAAAGCATCGTCGAAACCGAGCTTTCCAAAGCGCACACCGCGGGCGATAGCGAACTCGTCAACGCGATCCAGTTCTTCCAGAAGGGTGTATTCGGGAAGTTCACCAAGCGCGCCGAAATCAAACCGTTCAGCGAACGGAAACAGTATCGCGGCCAACCGCCGGTCCGGTCAGAGGATGGAGCAGCGACGCTCCGCCGTGACAACGGATCAGGAAGAGATGCCGCTCAGAATTTGGAGTTCACCTCCACCAAGGCAAACAGTGACTCGGTTACAGCCTCCGTAAAAAAGGCGCTGGAGCCGTTCACCGAAAAATTCAAGGCAGACCCGAAGCTTCTCTCCGATGCCGAGGTTCTGTGCAAAGAGGCGGTTATCCGTGGAATGCGAAAGGATACGGTTTGGACGAGCCGCAATCTGGCCCTCTTCAGGAAGGCCAGGGTCGCAACGTCAGCCAGATTCCAGCAGCAAATCACGCAAGAGATCGCCAGGCGGTACGAAGCGAAAGCGAACGAGATCCTCGCAAGAGAAAAGCCGTCGATTCTATCGACCGCAACCAAACAACTCGTCGCCGCATCGACCGACAAACACAACAAGCTCGCAACCGCACAGAAGCAGGGTGGCATCAAGCCCGGCTCCGGTCCGCCTCTGAAGCCGAAGATTCCGACGAAAAGCAACGGTAGAACCGCTACCGAGAACTACGAAGCTTCGCTCGATAAGTTGTTTGCGAACCTGGGCTAACTTACCCGCTCCGGCTGATGTGTCCCGTCAAAGCGAGGACCCATGGCGACGAATTATCTAAACGCGACGGCGGAGACCGTTCTCCCCGGCCTGCGGCAATTTTTCGGCGATCCCGAGAAGTTCAACTACCTCTTCAACAAGATGAAGAAGGTGAAACCCGAAATGGTCACCGAACGCGACTTCCGCGCTCCCTACAAGAAGCGCGACATCGGCCGGTTCGGAACCTACAACCCCGCCGGCGGCGCCCTGGGCCGCGGTCGCGCCGCCGATACCGGCGTGATGATCGGCTCCTTCTATTCGTTCCGCATGAACTACGAGCTGACGCAACTCGATGTCATGGCGACGAAAGAGGCGAAGAACTCCAACATCAACGCCTTCAAGGACGCGCTGAAAGTTGCGCTTCCCAACTTCGCGCTGATGATCGACAAGACGTTCCACACCGATGGCGATGCCGTTCTCGGCACCGCGGTCGCGGTGGGCACGTGGAGCGGTGGCACCAAGACGGTGTACACCATGGACACGACGACCTCCGTCAAGGGAATTCGCCGCGGCCTGGGTGTCATCCTCTATCTGAACAATCTGTCGGCCGCTCGGGATTCCGGCACGGTCCACTTCATCGAACAGGTCGACGAGGACGCGCGCAAGATCTACATGGCCACCGCGGTTCCGGCCGCCGGCGCCGACGACAAGGTTCTCTTCGAGGGTGTCTCGGGAGCTTCGCCCACTGGTCCGTATGGGTTGTACATGTACAACACCACGTCGACCAGCGGCTCGCTGCACGGGATCACCCGCACGAACGAAATCGCGCTGAACCCGGTGTACGTCGACGGTCTCGGCTCGCCGACTCCACTGAAAATGATGCAGGCGGTTCACGGCATGCTCAACCGCTGGGGCGAGATGCCCAAGGGCGGCTTCGAAGTTCTCTGCGCGACCACGCAGCAGGCGAATATGTGGAAGTACGTTCGGGAAATGTCGATCGTCGACCTGTCGAAGGCGTCGATCAACCAGGAAGTCATCGACACGATCCCAACCAACTGGAAATGGGGAACCATCCCCATGCGCCTGGACCTCAACCAACGCACCGATCGCATGGACGGCATCGTCTACGGCGAGTGGACGCGCCCGATGCTGCCGGGCGGCGATCTGGACTTCTTCACCACTCCGGGGACCTCGGAGCGGTTCTTCACGCTGTACGATTCCGGCGGCTCGCCGGCCGCTGCGGTGTGGTTCGGACTCATCGCTCACTTCAACTTCATGAACGCCCGGCCTGGGTATGCCTGCTTCGTGGGCAACCTGAACCAGCCGACGTACTAAGACGGTACAACCCCTGAGTAAGCGGGAGGCCGGCGCGGCGATCCAAACCGGCCCTCCCGCAAAAATAGCATGGATCAAAAAGAACTCAACCGGCTCAACAAGATCATCGCTGACGAGCTTGGCTCGGCTCCCAACGGGGAGGCGATGTACAAGTGGTCGAAGGCGAGCGATCTCAAACAGCCGATTCGAGTCGGCAATGAGGAGTACACGAGTCCGGGCGGACTCATTCTCATGAGACCGAAATGCGTGCTCCGCAGTTGGGCCGACATCGGCGGCTACGACTACTGGGTGGTAGCGCATTGGCGCGGACCTACGATGTCCGAGCAGGCCTGGGACACGACATTCGGGAACTTCTTCCCGTATCCATCCCGCGGCGATTACTTGCCGGTGGCGAACGCGCACCGACCAATCCATGAAGATCCCGACGAAGTGGCAACTCGCTTCGCCGTGATGCTTCTCCGGAAGTCGATCGACAGAACAACCCAAACGCTTCTTTCGGACCTCAAGGACCAGGAAGAACGGGACAAGCATGTTGTGCAGGGCCGCGTCGATTCGTTCGTCGACGACATCATGCCGGCCTTCGGCAATATCCCAGGCGAGAAGTTGCATGTCTCGTTCCCGACACCGGGTCAACCTGAAGCAAAAGAGAAAAAGATGGTGATTCAATGAGCTTTCTAAACCGCAGGTCAAACCTGAACTCGGCGGTGATCTTCTCGATCTGGCCGATGCCGTTGCGCGAGTACCGCCCGAAGCTGATGCCGCAAAAGGACTACCACATTCCTCCGGCTTCGCCAGACAACCTCCAACGGCTTGTGATCGAGCCCCAAATCGAGATCAACCATCGCTTCGCCGGGCAGTCGCCACAGGAAGAGCACCAGGACGCGATGGAGTTGGCGGAAGACCTCGTGAGGGCTTGGACTCTCGGGAAGGCCTACCTCGATATGAACGGCGAGGCGGCGCCTGGAATCTGGATCGATCCGCGGATCAACGAACTCACGGACAAACAGATCATGGGCTCGTCCAACTTCAAGGACATCGTGAAGAAGCAGGATCTCTACTTCTCCGGCATCATCGAAGAGGCCGACCGTCTGGAACGCGAAAAGCAGGGTCACAGCATCGGTCTCATTCACCACGTCGCCGGGCAATATCTCGGCGTGCTCGGCCGGCCTTGGCAAGCCATTCTGAAGTACGGTGCCTTCAAAGAATGCATCGTCTGCGCGAAGCCGATTCCCAAGGGCGCGATGCAATGCTCGCACTGCCAGAGCATCGTCGACCCCGAAGCCTACGCCAACTACAAGCGCGAACTCAACGCGGAGCTGCTAAAGCACGGCATCAGCGCGGACGGCTCTACACTCAGCATTCCATCCAGCACGAAGAAGGGGCAACACCTCGAAGCCTAACCAATGTCCATCCCCACGGTTGAAGATTGCTACAAAGCGGCGGCGAGCTGGCTTGGGGATCCCAGGATGCAGAAGTTCCGCCAGGACAAGCTCGAAGAGGGCATGAGGGACGCCTACGAGCGGCTGGTGGACAATCTCTCGCTGAACGGGATCAAGCAATTCGACTCGGTGACGCTGAAGACGTTGACGGCCGGCACAACGAGTCTAACCGTCGCGGCCGCCGGCATCAGCAACCTGGGCGCGTTCAGAACGATCGAGGAGCGGCGGGCCGGATCGTCCACCGATCAATTCCTCCCCATGGCCGAGCTGGAGCACATTGTGATTCGTCCCGCCTTCGATCGGCTCCTGCAATTCGAGTGGCGTAACAACACCTGGACGTTCAGCGGGGCGACGGTCGACATCGAGCTTCGCATCACCTACGACGCGAGCGGGCAGGCGCCAGTCACCGGAACGACCGGAATCGACAATTCGCTTTCATACTTTCGCAACCGGATCGCGGCGACGATCGGGCCGCCCAACGGATTCGCCGACAAGGAGCTGATCCGGCAGTACTACAACAATGCCGAAGAGGCGATGTACCGGATCATCGGACTCCAGATCAAGGCGCAACAGAACTACCCGATCGAATCACCGGCTTACACTGCCGATCCGGGAAGAATTTGGCCGCGCGGGAGACCGCCGATTTTCACATCTGAGACTTGATAATAAGGAGGACCTATGGGTCTAAATCTGCCGGGAAGAAATTATATCGATTGTGACAAACTCACGTTGACCGATTTTGTCGCAATCACTATCGCTCAACTCAACGCCGGGGCGACACAGCTTGTTGCCGGCAAGGATATGGTGAAAATCCTTCCACACTCTGTTGTCGTGGAGGCGACGGGGTCCTTCGCCGGCCTGACGGACGTTCGCATCCAGAGCGACGCAACCACTCCGGTTGTAGCATTCACAGTGGTTGCTGCGAACCTTGACGCGAAAATCAGATCCAGCGAAAATGAAGCGGACGGAACGGTCGGGGCCGGGATGCTGGTAGCCGGAGTGGCAGGGAAAGGCCTTCAGGTCGCGATGACTGGAGCCACGGCAACCGGCGGAACGTCGCTCCGTGTGAAGGTTCGCTACAGTCTTATCCCGGCGGCTGAGTAACCGCGGAGGAGCCCGCGTAAGGCCTCCCCGATGCTTCTCACCGGACAGCAGAAAGTAGTCATCGCGGACCCGCGCGGCGCCTGGACACGCACCGACCAGCGCCGCTCGGACCCGCGGCGGGCCACTCAAGCGCAGAATGTCCGGTTCGGTCCACTCACCGGGAAGACTCGAGAGGGAACCATCTCAGCCGGTTATTCTGTCGGCGGGCGTGTCACTTCCGCCTACCATTGGGTGACCTCAGAGGCCACGGCTGGTCTCATCAACAGGCTGATTTACTTTGAGCAGTCGAATGCCATCAAAGTGCGGGACCTCATCGGCGGCGGCGCGGCGACACTGTTCAACCAGACTTGCCGCGGGATTCGCGTGGCGGAGTCCGGCCCGCGCATCTACATCTCCTGTTACGACGCGAATGGCTTCGGCGCCGCCCAGGTTCGCATCGTCAACGCTCTTCTCAGCGGGAGCCCGTCAGACAAGGCGTTCGCGCCGCCCATGACGATCGCGCCGATCATGACCACGACGGGCGCCGGGCAATGCACGGCCGGTTCTCATCGTTTCGGTTACATCATGGAGAGCCGCAGTGGATTCACGGGGAAGCTCGGGCCAGCGCCGAGCGACGTTTTCACGCCTGTAACCTATGCGGTGGCGACGGGCGGGAAGGCGCTTCGGATGGAAGTCACCGGCATGATGCCGACGGACGCCGCGTTCTTGCATCCGGTCATGACCCGCATCGACAACCTGGAGCAATACTATTACGTTCCGGGCGCCGCGCTCGCCGTGCCGGCAGGGGCCAGCTATACGGCCTACATGACGTGCGACATCTCGGATTCGGACCTGGCCAGGCGCGCGACGATCGCGACGGACAATCAAAACCTGCTCTGTCAGACCGTCTCCGGGAGCGGTCCATTCTTGCCATCCGTTGTAGTCCCGCTCGGGCGCCGCATGGGATACATCGTCGACAACAAGTTGTACGTGAGCGACATCGACAACCCACAGGCGCTCAGCGCGGATCAACACTTCATTCAAATCCCAGGCCAGAAGAAAATCATCCTCGCCTTCGCCTTGGGCGCCGTCATCTACATGCTCGGCCCGGCTTGGACCTTCGCGATCGTGGACAACGGAGATGTCCCGAAGTTGTGGGGAACCCCGCACGCGGTCTCGGGCAAGCTCGGCACAACCTCGATTCACGGGGCAAGCATCGACGCCGCGGGCCGGTACGGGTTCGTTATCAACGACGCCGGCCTCTGGCATTTCGAAGGGGACTTCGGAGAGCGTCCGGTCTCCTACATGGCCGATCCCGACTGGAAGAAGTTGAACTGGGCGGTCCCTCATGCAATCCAGGTGGTCGACGTACCCAAAAAACAACGCGTCGAAGTGGCCGGCCCGCTCAGCCCGGATACGGAGCCGACGAGCAAACTGGTCTTCCAGTACGGCAAAGAGGCGAGCGATCCAAAATTCATAAACTCCTCGAACGTGGATTTCTCCAAAGACCCATATGGCTTCGGCGGTTTCGGTTGCCTCGTGGTGGTGCTCAATCCGACGACCGGAGAAAACGAACTTTGGGTCATGCCCGCCTCGGCTGCGAACATTCTCAAGCACAGCGATACGGCGGTTGACGACGCAGGTTCGGCCATTGCGTCTATTTGGGAGTCCGGCCTTGCGCTGAAGGTGGGCGCCGCCGGCGGCGATACTACCAGGTTCAACGCGATCTTACTCGACCTGATGGGCTCTGGGAACCTTCAGGTGCGCATCACCGCGCGAGGAAGGAAAGACGGCGAGTGGGTGGACCTAGATCCGATCGCGCTTGAAACAATGTCGGCTGACGATGCGCTTCAACCGTTCGACTTGCTCGCAAACAACGTGACCGTCCGGCTCCAGACGACAGGCGTGGGCGAGTGGTTTGACGTGGCCGTGGTAACGCTGTTCCACACACCCTACCTCAACTACTCTGGAGCGCAGTCATGAGCAGCCCGGCGAGCGTCAGGCCGCTTGCGAACGAAATTCGTAAGTCGTGGCCCGCGGTGGCGTCCGCCTTCGACATCGTTCAAACCGCGCTGGACAGCCTTCGCCGGGATTCCAGCAACTCGACCGCCGTCGATTCTGCCGCGGACACGGCTTCGCTGCTCACTCTTCCGCCGGACATCACCATCGACAGCGTAGCGTTGACCTACGATCCGCCCAACAACAACGGCGGCATCAAGGCGAAGATCGTTGTCACCTTCAGCGTGCCAGGCGGGGACAATTTCGACCGGCTGGGAGTTCTCGTCGAAGTTCCTCCGTCGAGCAGCGGAACTCCGCTCGACCCGACCGGCGGACCGCTCGTCGACCAGGGCGAGTTCACGGGATACTCCGCCGCAACCTCCGGCCAGACTCTCACGTTTTTCATGAATCCGCCAAGCCGGCAGGAAAACTGGAGAATCTACGTCGTCTCTGGCTCGCAGTACGGCTACAACGAGTTCCATCCGTCCACCGACCCGCTGCCGAGCCCGAACTATCTGTTGCTGGTGGATCCGATTCCATCCGGAGGCTCGGGAACCGAATGGGCGCCGATCGTTTCGGCCTTCACCGGGTCGATCGAGTATGCGGTTGACCAGGTTGGCGGCCAAATATGGCGGGTCAAGGGCACGTTTACTCCGCCCACGGACGAGAAATACCGCGGCGTGCAAATCGTGGGGCGCTTGGGCGCCAACGATACCAATATCGATTTCGAGCCGCGGGGTGCGGGGGGCTTCACATCCCGTTGGATGCCGGTTCCAAACGTTGTTCAAAGCTGGACTTTCTACGCCGTGTCGATCGGACCTAACAATCGAGTGAACACGATCGCCGGTGGTACCCCTTCGTTTGCCGCCTCGGTCCAAAATCAGGCGGGGCTTGGTGGTCTGATGCTGAATCGCGTCGACGTCTCGACATTCGACACCTCGGACTTCCAAGTCTCCGGCGGCGGGCCCGGCGTGTTCAACATGAAGATCGTCAACGCCGACAAAATCACGACCGGGACGCTCAAGGTCGGTGGGGGAGGATCGAAGCCAGGCCAGCTCGGTGTGTTCGACGCGAGCAACAACCTCATCGGTTGGTGCGGCACCAACGGCGGCTACTACGGCGGCTGGTTCAAGCAGCTCTGGGTTGGTGGCACAGACCCGTCGACGGCGCCCTTCTATGTGGACTCAGGCGGAAACGTTGTGATCGACAACACCGGCCTGAGTGTGCGGGCAACGTTCACGTTGGTCCGGAACAGCTCCATAACCAAGGTTGCCAACGATACCGGATTCGGCGAGACAAAGGGCCTATCCGTAAAATCCTCAACATCGTCTTTCGAAGCCTTCATTTCCCAGTACGGCCTGAAGTTCATTGGGTCTGGCGGCAACGTGAGCGGATACTTCCAGTGCGATGGCACGAACGCTTCCGCGATCAACTTGATGGACAACACCAGCGTCGTCACGATCCAGTTGGCCGGCGCAAGCGGTGTGGTGCAGGGGAAACAGTTCAACGTGGGTGCCAACACGATCGTCGATACCTCGCGCAACGCCGACTTCGTAAGCCTGAAGATAGGCAGCACCACCGTCATCGACAGCTCGCGCATCGCCGACGTGGTGAGTCTGAAGATCGGCGGGACTGAGCGGATCAACAGCAGCGGGAACGTCAATGCCGCCTCCACCTACAGCGTGGCTGGAACCCAGGTAGTCGCGGCGCGCGGGGCTTCCATTGCGGATGTGACGGTCGATCCACCAACTACCGGGAGCGTGACGGCCGATTCATTCACCGGAGACGCCTACAACGTCGTTCTCGACACGCGGGACAAGTTGAACCTCGTCCTGGCTCGCTTGAGGGCGCACGGTTTGATAGCATAAGAAACGATACGTACCGTATGTTAAAGGAAACGCATGACCATCACCGTTGAAGTTCCGCAGGAGGTCTGGGACGGCCTCTTGATCGACGCGCGGAACTCCCAGGAAATCCGCACGACGAACGACAAGGGAGAA